GTGGAAATCCACCGAGGACCCATGGAGGAGGAATCTCCTCTGGCTGCTTGAGATGTGCGGTTCCGAACTCGTCTCGTCTTCTCAGATTTGGAGTTCCCTGGCGTCGGAGTGTGTCATGAAAGACCTGCCCCCGATTCCAGAGAATCTGTTGAAGACCGCGCCCGAGCTCCCGACCTCTGATCTACTTCTCGAACGGTTTGAACACACCATGGCCCAGTTACAACGGATGGACGAAGTTTACCACCTCGTACTTTCGCACTATGGTATATCCCCGGGGAACAAACCCCTCCTTACCCACTGTGTGTGGTATGGATTGGTTGGCCTCCTGGAGAAATATCTTAAGTATGCGACCTCCGACCTACTGGCCCGTGTTCTTGATCAAACCGAACTCCCCGTCTGTCCTGTCTGGGCGGACCTTGGACGAGCAGGACCCTTTGTGGGTGGTCTAGGTAACCACCTACGAAGGGTTCTTCTCTTCCATCGTCGATCCTGTAACAGGCGTTCTGACTTGTCCGTTGGCCTGGCTTATTCTATCTACCAGGCCAAATCTGGATCGCTCCCCGTCACCGAAGAATTCGTTTCTGCTCAAGTCGATGGCGCCCTAGATAAGTTGACCTCCGAACGGCCGGACATCTGTCCGGACGTCGAGGCCGATTATATCTATCAGGCCATCGACTCAACAGTAGATGAAGTCTTCGATTATGCGGGGGCCCCCCGTTCCGTCCGACCTGTCCACCACCTCGTCCCTTCGCTTAGGAGTAGTTTCCAAAGCACCCGGGCCGAGGGTGGTGGGGCAGGTTGGGTTCTGGATTCCCTGAGGCGAAATGCGTGGCAAGGTACCTCCGGTCCTGAACCCTTAGACGTTCCGACGTCTGAGGGAGGGTTAGTAGCTGACTCCCTCCGAAAGGAGAGGCTCCATGGTGAAACCTCTAAGGCTGGTAATTCCGCGTCCCCCATTCTCAGGATTTATCCGAATTTCGGTATCCTGTACGGCTATTGTTCGTATAGGTTCGCCGTTGCGGAATTTCGGGGCCCGGACCCGGATGATTTTGATTTTGAGATTGAAGAATCGAGAATACGCGCTCTAAGGCTCGAAAGGGTTAATTGCGTCCCCGTGGGGTTGCTTGAACCTTTCAAGGTTCGAGTGATTACTCGGGGTGATGCCGACTCCTACCATCTTGGTAGGAGGTGGCAGCGATCGATTCATCCTCTCATGGCAAAACATCCCTGCCTGGCTCTGATCAAGTCTCCCATTCAACAATGGCACTTGGACGATTTCTCTAGTAAGTTGGGTACCGGTATCCTCGCTGGCCCTCGTTTCCTCGTTTCCGGGGATTACGAGGCTGCGACCGATAACCTTGACCCAGATTACTCGAGATATTGTCTTTCTGCCATGTGCAGGAGACTCGGGGTTCCACTTGAGGACAGCCTCGCCCTTACCCGTGCTCTTACCGAACACAGAATGTACCGTGATAAACGGGACAAGTGTCCGAGGGACCAGGTATGGGGGCAATTGATGGGTTCTCCTGTCAGTTTCCTCATCCTGTGCCTACTTAACCTCTCTGTTACCCGTCTTGCGATGGATATGGGGGGCTACTGGGAGCACTGGGATGGTCACGGGGCAGCGAAGCGACGTCTAGCTGACTATCCAATACTAATCAACGGAGATGACGTAGGTTTTGAATCGAATGATTCTTCCTATGGCATTTGGAAATATCTTACCTCTAAGGTAGGATTAAAGTTTTCCCTCGGGAAGAACTTTACCCACCCCGATTGGTTAATATTGAACAGTCAGCTCCATCGTCGCGTCCCCCAGGTGGATTTCTTCGGACAGGTTAGTGATCGACTTTGGCCTACCCCATTCCTAGAAGCTGGTCTCCTCTATGGCTGTGTGAAGGGACAGACTCGGGATCTTTCTGAGGACTCGATGTTCATCGCGTCGACCCTCGAAAGGTCTCGGTCTCTCCCCTCCATGGCCACAGATTTGATAGCTCCCTGGAATCCAGAACAGCGTGATCGACTGATGACGCGATTTCTATCGTTCTGGTCGGATACCCTTAAAGGGATACCCGGGGGTATGAGTTGGTTCCTCCCTCGACAGCTCGGCGGACTTGGTTTACCAAGGACACGGCCAGTAGAGGTTACAACAAAACAACTCAAGCTTGCTGCTTTCCTATCCACCCGCCCTGTTACCGACCCTTTAGTGGGTTCCCTTGTTTCTCCTGACATACCCGGTTATCTCGCAACGTATATGCGAGAGGAACACCGTGTACGAGAGAAACTTGGTACCCCCAAAGTCCAAGTGACGCTCTCCCAGTATGCAGAACATATTGATGGCTCGATGAAAGCCGCCTCTACGTTCTGTATGTTGGGAGCTGAGTCACTACGTGACTTGAAGGATATGTCAGAACAGGTACGTCAAAAGTGGATCACACTTTGGAGGATGGGACAGCAAACTAGTCTAAGTCCGATGGGAGTAGAGAAGGCCCTTGGTTGGAAACGCTTCGTCATCTTTGAGCGTTTCAGTTGGTTAACCAAGGTGTTCTGAGGGCTGTGCGCGAAGCAGCAGCCAGAGTCCGGATAGTGCTCCGGAGGCATCGTCCCAACTCGATGTCGGTGACGTTAACGGTTAGGAGCGTGACTACACGTTACAGGGAACCACACGTTGTGGGTCCGGCGTGCCTTGTGAAGTCGTGGATACGAGGAAATCTCTGTCCAATCCCCACGGGGGAAAGGATGGTTTTCTACTCGCTAAATGGGGATTGAGCCCCACTAGGTGAGATCGTACTTACCTGCCTAGAACCTTCGGGTTTGCACGAAAGCTGGTAAGTTTGTCGACTAGACCCCTACGAACAAGTCGTATGGGAGCGTCGGTCGGCCGTCTCTTTATTCGCTCCT